GAGAATTGTTGTAATTGTAATTGTTTTCGTATGTCATGTGATACAATTTCTTTGAAATATTTCTGAGTAGTCATCCAGGCAAAAAGGACTAAGGTCATAACCATGTCATCATTTGCGCCATCATCAGCTTCAAAAGTACTTCTACCAGCAACAAAGGTAGTTAATTCAGCTATCGTATCAAAATCATTAATTATCAGTTTGTCGGATTCAATCAAAGTTTTTAAATTTGAACAACCGACTCGTTTAACAAGAGGTGTCATACGAACACCCATTTGTACACCTCTACCAAACCCAGCCGAAATCTGCTGAGCCTTTTTATTACCTGTTATCACCTTGATTACATTTTCATATTCTAAATCTGTATGTAGTGTTTCTGCGATTTGTGGATTATTATTAATCTCAACCAATATATAGGCATTATTATAATAACGTGCCGCATTGTATATTACTGTAGGAAATAATATCGGTGAGATGGTATTGTTTCTATATCTAGCGACCTGTATGTATGGAGTAGCTGAAATATCTATTACAGAGAAAGTTGAATAGTCTAAGTTTTTGCCTTCAGCTACATCAACCGCAATTGCGTACAAGTGTTCTTTTACAGTGCCATCGTCATTATCTTTAATAGGATGTTCAAAGATATCAATATCCATTTGACGAAGTATTGGGTCTTTATAGTGCATCATCTGAAGTTTTTGACCAGAAATTAAAGTATTAGATGAACCTAAGAACTCAGTTTCAAACTCTTGTCTAAACTGGTCTTCACTAGTGTTCTTAATTGTTTCTTCTTTCCATTTTTGGTCACGACCTGGTACCATAGACCAATGAATTTCTAAGGCCTTGTAGGTACTTCGTCCTTCAATGGCATCCATCCACATTTTGTAGAATAGATTCATACCATTTGGAGTTGAAACAATAATAATCTTAGATGATTTACCTGATGAAATTACAGGATAAACAGAGTTAAAGAACTCTAGAGCAATATTGTTAGGGACAAACGCAAACTCGTCTAAGAATACTAAGTTAAATGAACCGCCTCGGATAGCACTTGAAGTGGTTGAGGCTGATATAACTTTAGAACCATTTTCTAACTCAACGTTACCTTTATTCCAAGTAATGATACCTTGTTGAAGCCATGTTGGTAGATTTTCATAAGCTAATTGGTATTTGGCCAAAATATCACGAGCAAGCGAACCTTTGTTGGCCAAGATAGCGATGTTTTGAGCATCTTGGAAGATTGAGTGCCATAGAATATAACCAACAGAGGTTGTTGTTTTACCAACCTGCCTAGGCATTTTCATAATAACAAAACGGTTATCCTTAAAGGTTTGAACCATTTTCTCTTGAAAATCCCACATGCCAAATGGAATTAGACCTTCATCAACGTTTACAATTTTAATGTAATTTTTGATAAAATAAACTGGGTCTTTAGAACACTTGATGTATTCTTCAATTTCTTCTTGGGTGTATTCGTGAGCAACTCCAACTTTCTTTAAAAGTGGATTGTCTCTATAACCCAAATTTTCATTAATTGCCATCTATAGTTTTAATCTCATTTTTAATCATCTTGGATAACTCAGAAGTAGAACCAACAAATATAGCAGCTTTGCCAACATTTAAGTTTTGATTTTTAGCGCCTGTTATTTCTTTCATTTGTTTTTGCATTGCTAGTAACTTTTCATTAGCATCAGCAACGGTTTTAATCATTGTAGCTGCAACTTCAAAAGCTCTAGGATGTTCCGATTCACGAGCAATAGCAAGTATGTCATCAATTGCACCAGCACCTTTAGCGACGATTTCTTTTAATTGATTACGAGACTCTTCGTAATCTTTCATCAAATCAGTTTCCAGTTTTTCTTCTTTTTTATCTTTAACAACCACATCGGTTGGTTGGTCAATCACCGTAGTTGTTGGTATATTTAACATTTCACTCAAGTTCTCATCAATTTTAGACATTATTTTATTCCGTAAACGATTGGTATTATATAGTAAATTAATATTTAATTAGTAATCAATTAAGAAACTCCAAAACCATTAACGTACCAGGTATTGGATGATGCCATTAAAATTGTAGCTGTTCCGTAAGTTATCACATTACGTGAAGATGACGTTGAGTTAGCAGCAAAATATAAAGAAACACCGGTGTTTGGTGAAATTGTAATATTTGCACTAGAAGATGTTTTAGAAATAATAGTAATCGTGGTACCATTAGAAAATGCGACAGAACTTGAATTTGGAATATACAATGTTACATTTGCAGATTGTGTATAATATAAATATTTACCAGCATCAGTCAACGACAAAACATAATTGGATGATTGTGGGTTTTGAATCATTGTTATAGCACTATTAGCGGCATTAAATGCGGCTTGTGTGAACGTAGTATCTAATCCAGACGTAGCATATAATTCTGTAAAATTTTGATTAATTTTTACGGCTGCATCTCGCAAACTATCTCCGCTGCCGTCATTTGCACTGGAACCTATATTGATATTTTGTTTTGCCATTTTGGTATAACCTCTTTATTTTTAATCGTCTTGGTCCATAGTTAAATCTAAATCATCAATACTCATATTATTACTATCTAAACTTGGTGTTTCTCTATCAGCATAAGGGAATTCAGTAACAGCTGTATTATATAGATAGTTTGAATTAGCGTTAGCGGATAATGGGTTAGGAGTGGCCACAATTTTAACCAAATGTATAGGTAATATTTGGTGAGCTTGTATTGTATATACAGCTCCCGTTTGTTTACCATAAATTGGTTTTGATGTGACAAAATTACCAGTTAATGCACCAACTTGTAATTTTAATGTTGTATTATTCCAAGCAATTACTTTAGCAACTGCTGTGGCACCATCCATTGTATAACCTTGATATACAAATTCACCTTCTTGATAATCACCTAAACCACCAGCATCCACATCAAACTCAACCAAATCCGAATCTGATAATGTTGAATCGTATATATTTGTAATAGACCGTTTAATGATTTTAGGTTCAGAAACAGGACCGTAAACGAACCCTTTGACCGTAAAATTTAAAGTCCATATAATAGTTCTAGTTTCATTTTCTCTAGGACCTTCATAGGTTACTTCATATTTTGTATCTTTTAAATGAATTGGTATTTCTTTTGTTACACCCATTTCAGGTATAAGATTTAATTTGATTGTATAATCTGGTGTAAAATACGGTAATATGTGTTCAATGATTTGTGTGCCGTCTTCAATATTTCTAACATAGATGTATAAAGAAAAATCAAAATCATATGGTACAGGATTATATTGAGATAATATTGTATCTGCGCTTTGTGAAGGTGCAAAGTTTTTAATATTAGTTATTTGTTTACGTGAAGCATCATATGTTAACCCGTTCATTTCAAAAGACATACGAGGTAGTGTAATTTGAACTTTGGTGTCCAATCCTGGGTCGTTCTGCAAACGCATAACATAACGTTCTTTAGACGCATATGCTAAAGGCACCTTTTGTCTTTGTGCTTCAGAGCCATCTGGATTGTAACGAATTAAATCAATGTCATTGAATAAGTCTCCAAATCCAACAACCATTTTTCTAATAATTTTATTATAAGCTATCATATTTCACCAAATGGGTTTGATTCTGAGAAATCGATAATTTGGTCAGCTTCAGTTTGAATGACTTTATTATCATACACTTCTCTAGTTAATGTAACATCTAATGGGTCGTAAGCCAATAGTTTAATACTTGTATTTGATGTATGGCCAATAACGTTTGCATTAAGTTTAAATTCACCAGCGATATTTGTTACATGTAATGTTTTTGTATTTTTATCCCAAGATGAAACTATAGCCACAGTACTTGCATTTGCATATGAGGAATCATCACTTTGAAATACTATTTCTTTTTCTAAGTAAGTTGAATCCGACCTTTGCATATCCAAATTGATAGTATAAGATTCTTGTACTGAAATGATATCAATATCTGATATGCCTGTGCCAATAACTTCATTTGAAAATTTAAATTTCTCAAGCTGCATTTCATAGAAATACGGAATCTTGCGACCTAATGTGAAGAAATCTTTAGTATGGTCTACAAATTTGATTTCAAATAATTCACCAGTACCATTCAATACTGGTACATAAATTAAATCACCCTCACGCGGCCTATCAAAAGCGTATTGTGGAACACGTTGAGAGAAAGTACGTTTAGATAAGATAACAGAAACGTTGTTTTTAATTTCAAGACCAAATTTAGAAAAGAATTCTTTTTCACCTGTGTATTCCATGGCTGAAGAAAGATACAATTCAAGAGGAAATGCAGATGTAAATCTTTTAAGTGGGTCTTCACCATAAAGCAAATCACGTGAAACGTCATTATCATTTGGAAGATAATAGGAATCAAATCCCATGATTTTGATTGACTCCACAATCAAATCTTCAAACAGGCGTTGCTCATTTTGAGCGCCATAGTTATTAAAATAGACAGATGTAGAAATTTTAGATTCCTCTCAATTCACTAGCTAATTTTTCTTTTCTTTCTTTCCACCATAATTTCATTCTATTTGAAAATTCCTCTTGTCTTTTTTTATCTATTTTATATTTTTCAATACTCATTTTTCCACCCATAGATGAAATTTCTGTTTTTCTTGGATGATTCTTTCTATTATCCGACATTAATTTTTTTTGTTGTTCTGAAATAATTTTACCTTTATTGGCTTTAGACAAAGCAATCAAATGTTCTTGGCTATTTTTGGATTTTCTACGGCCTTCATTTAGTGCTTTCTTATGTTCTTCAGAAATCTTACGACCCCTTTTAGCCTCAGCCATTTTTTCTCTGGTCGCTTCCGACACAACTCTTCCTTTGTTCATATTTTTATGAATTTCGTGTATTATTTCTTCTTTACCTATATGGCCAGAGAGTGCTCGCCAAGCTACTTTATCTTGCCATTTACCATGTTCTTCCCATAACTTTTTATGAGCTTCCGCATGTTCTTCTACGGTAAGTTCTATTAAATTGGATGGCTCATTAGAACCACCCATGTGTTTAGGAATAATATGGTGAATGTGATTCATATAATTAATTAAGGTAAAATTCCAAGACGCCCCCATAACGAGATTCCATTTCTTGTTCTAAGGCCTTAATTTCATCAGATGCTTCTTGGTAAATTTTATCACCATTTAAAGTGACACCACCCGGTAGTTGCATACCGCTGAATTTTTTAAGATTATTACCCCAAGTTCTTTTCACTAAGGCGGTTGCATATTCTTTCAACCATCGGTCGTTCCACAAGTCGCCGTAAGCGTTTGGATTAAGTGAAGCGTAACATTCAATGATTGCAACTGAATTAGGTGTTATGTTTGATTGTTCCCATCTCCAATCAAGAAACAATTTATTGGTGTGTCGTTGAAAACGAATAGGCACTTCACCAGTAAACAACAACTCAAGTGAACGGAGATGTTGCATTGTCAATGTGTAATTTACATAAGACGCAGATGTGAAGTCATACAATTCATTTAAACGCAATTGATATCTCAAGTCAAACATGTTTACTGTGGCTTGAGAATCTTGGATAGGAAATACTCTTGTTACACCAACAACATTAACAGAATTGTTTGCGTTATCTCTAACAACATTAGGCGACATGTTAATCCAACGATTGTCTATATCAGTTTGAGTTATTCTATGAACATAGTAGACCTTTTGCATACCATCGTAATGGTAATCTGTCCAATATTGTAAAGCATCGTCTATGCGGTCTTCAATCTGGTCATCGTCCACGTTGATGTCGATGACCGGAAAACCTAGTCGGCGTAAACAATAATCTTTAAAACCTTGTCGTGTTGATATGGTGGCCATAATAATCCATTTAATATTTTTACTATAATGTATTTATGCTAATAGGATATTCTTTTTTCAACCAATCTAACTCAGTTCTGGAATCATTTGGTTCATACCATCCGTCTTTGCCATGAATATTCAATAACGATTGGAAGTATTCCTCATACATGTGTCCAACTTTATCGTAACCAAAATTCTTTCTAGCCCAAACATTACATTTCCATGTATCTATTTTATCGATATTTTTAGCCGCCCAAACAAAATGCTCAAAGGTCCTACAACGATAACCAGTTACACCATGTATATTGTATTCAGTGAACGCACCCCAATCAGTGGTGATTACTGGTGTTCCTGACATCATGGCTTCGACATGGGTGCCGCAGAATGGTTCATTATATAATGATGGTGCAAA